GCATAGCACCAAATGGCTGACTTGGTAAACCATACGCAGATTGCGTAGGTGCATAAGATGAGCCATAGGAGCCTTGCATTGGCTGACACATAGGTTGCATTGGTGGAATAGGATTAAACGCCCTAGAGACTGCTCCAGCCGCCCTCTTGGTCATTACTCCACCAATACCACCCACAATTAGCAAAACAATGTCGTTCAGCATCTTGGTATAGGCTTGGTCAATTGGAGCCATACTCTTGATTGGCTGAGTCACAAATGTGACAGAGTAGAGTAAAGCAATGACAATAAAGCAAAGAATCAGTGTGACCACAATGACCACAAATCCCCAAACTCTGACTTCAAATTCTTCAGTTGTTAGGTTTGGTTTCTGGTTGGACATCGTTGACCTTTTTATCTAATATTGGAGCTACCAAATACTCAGGACATTGCTGAGTAAATAAACATTTAGGCTTTTGACATTCTTCTGCATGGAAGTGGTCAGGATTTTGGCACTTATATCTATACCTATCTTCACACCCAACTAGCAGTAACAGAAGTAGTAGATATTTCATTTACCAAGTCCAACCTTTCCGAGTAGGAGATTAACAATTCTGTCAGACAGATCGTCAGGAAGAAAACGTAGAAAACCCAAAAAATACAAAGCAACGCACCCATAAATGAATATCTTTAGTGCTAAGTCAAAGGTCTTCTGATACTCATTCATTACTCAAATATGGATAAACAACTATCCAAAAGAAATAGTTTGATGGAACGGCAGACCAAAGCAATATATCAAAGTATGTCATCTTCCACCGCATCTATGAGTAGTGTTACAAAAGTCCATCAATTCATTGATACCTACAAAGACCAAAAACAAGACAAAAGCCACACCACCAATAATGATGGCAAGCTCTTGCATCTCTTGCTCTTTAGCCTTGGCTGCTTTCTCTGCTTTTTGTAAGGAAGCAAGCTCTCTGGCATCATCCCTATCCATCTGGGCTTGTCGCTCTTTAATCTTATTCCAGACATCAATCTTTCCTGATGTCATAAAGAGCATCTTTAACTCTTCCTCAAAGGATCTAGCCTGTTCTAGAGCCATCTCAATCTGAAGGGCAGTTCCCATATTGGAACCCTTACCCTTTTTAGCCTCAATCAATGCCTTAGTAGCAACTGATTTGGCATCAAACATCTTGCCAATCATTGGGGCAAGAGAGCCTAAGTCATTGGCAACCTTACTTGCCTTCTTGACCATACTGATAGCTGACTGTATGCCAGCTAGAGCTGTTAGAGGATCAATCATTTTTTGTCAACTTTTTGCCACTCAAGGCATACTACTTTTCGGTTGTAAACATCACCTGTCCATGCCCACCTGACACATCTGTATTTGTCTTCACTAGATGCTACCAATATAACAAACATTGATAACATTAGTAACCATTTCACGGCATCGCCCAAATTATTATGTAGCTACAAAAGGCCAGAAATGCAATAGAACAGACTGCGGCAATTATTGCTACAGTCCAATCTTTCATGTTATCTAGGGAGCAAGTAACGCTCAGCACCATACTCAGGCAATTGTCCTAATCCATAGTTTGTCATTGGATTAGAAGTTATCCTGTTTATCAGACCTGGTGCTTGTGTCTGAGAGCTTGGCAACATATTACGTTGATACATTGGAGACACAGCAAGAGAACGCAATGTAGGTCTTGTTGCGGCACTCAACATAACAGATGGATTACCTGCGGCAGCACTAGCAATTCCTGCGGTTCCAATATCCAAAGGACTAAAGCCTGGAACACTACCAATCCTTGCTACATTTTGGAAAGCAGTTGGATATGCACCTGCGGCATTTGCCAAAGTTTGTAGTTCAGCAGGAACAATCTTTCCTTGTCTAGCAAGATTTCCTAAATCAGAACCAGATACGTTTCCAGTTACTGCATTTAATGATTTTTCAATCGTATAACTTTTAGCAATATCTTCACGAGCTTGCTTAAAATTCTTCATTAAATCAGGTTGATTGAGCCTTGTTAACTCACGTTCTGCAAGTCCTTCTAATTGTTGTGCAGCAAACTTTTGTGCTTTTCCAAGATATTTGTTTTCTGTACTAGCAAGAGCAGATGAGTTTGTTTTTGAACTATCTCTAAGTCGCTTTATTGATTCAACTAACTCATCACCCGTAAAATTCATTTGCTTTAAATCGTTTAACAGTTTTAATTCTGTTGCTACATCCAAAGACTTCATGCTTTGAAGTCTAGATGTCTCTTTGTTAAGTTCTGCAAAAAACGGCTTGTCTGCGTAATATGTTGGATTAGATCTTAAAGCATCGTATGCTAAACCCTTTTGATCTCTGAATTGTTGCAACACTAATGGTGTAATTTCAACATCAGGAGCAAGATTTAAAGCTTTACGAGCTTGTTCATTAACCAATTGCTGATTCTTAACTGAAGCAATTTGGCTTGTTTGTTGTTTGCCAGATATGCCTTCAATAAGCTTGTTTAAAAGTGATGGATTTACTTGTGTAGGAGGCAATGTAGCTCCTTCAGCAATGGCACGTTCAGCAACCAATTGAGCTTGAGTTAACTTAGCTGGTGCTCTAGGAGTAGTTAAAGCACTAACAGTAGCAGTTGGAGCAGTCAAAATACCACCAACAGCCGCTTCATTCATCACTTGAGCAGGGTTAATAGTTCCTGTATTTGCTTGTTGGGCAGCGGCAGAACTAAGTGCTGCAGTAGTTGCTCCAGTACCAATGTTCTGAGCCAAAGCAACTGTTCTAGGAGCCATCTGTGTAAGAGCAGTAGGTGTAGCAGAAACAATAGATTTCTGTAAAGCCCCAGGCAATAATAAATTAGTTGGATCTGGTAAACCTGTTAACAATCCACCAACTAATAAGCCTGGACGTTTTGTAGCAACATCGTAAGTGCCTTTGAGAATGTCGCTTATAGATTGAGTTGGTGCGGCAACAGGTTGTGGCTTATTGCGATCAATACCAAGGTATTCATCTGACAATCCAGCTGCGCTCAAAGTTTTCTTGATTCCTTTAGACATTAAGTCAGCAGTTCCAGTAATTAACTGTCCTGTTGTAGTCTTTCCACGCAATACATCTAATGGATTAAAGCTTGCTTGTACGTCTTGTTGAAATTGAGTCTTAGGTTGAAATGCTTGCGCTCTAATACTCTGCATAAAGTCAGCAGTAGTAGGAACAGCTTGTGTTTGTTGTGCTTGTTGTTGAGGCGCAGGAACACCAATACCCGCTACTGGCTTCCAATCTTCAGTTGGAGCTTGAGGCTGAGTAATACCAGTTACTGGAGACCATTGTTCATCATCTTGTTGAGCCATACCAACCACCTTCTTGACGTAGTTTTGTGTTTCTTTAAATGGAGGAACTCCACCATATTTATCTACAGTAGCAGGACCTGCGTTGTAAGCAGCCGCCACCAAAGTTGGATCTTGGAATCGTTCAGTCAATTGGCCTAGATATTTAACACCACCACGGATGTTATCTCTCCAATCCATTCTATTAACACCAAGATCTTTAGCAGTAGAACCCATTAACTGCATAGGTCCATAAGCACGATCATTGAACCTAGTTTGTGGTCCTATAGCGTTAAAAGCACCACCAGATTCAGCCTCTACAACACCTTGCACCAAGGAAAGAGGAACACCTTGGCGTTCTGCCTCTTGAGCAGCAAAAGCAAAGATTTCGTCTTTAGTCGCCATGTTATTGACCTACTGGCATTACAGTACCATCTGGTCTTTTGATTCCATACTTGCCAGATTTACCTTGAACAAGTGTGAATCCTGCAGGCAGAACTGGCTTGGCAGGGTTAGCAGTAATTTGTTCAATAAGGAACTGTTTAAACTTTGGATGTTCAAAAATAGGCTGATTTTCGGGAGCTTTTTGCCAAGCTGAACCTATTTTTGCAGGGTCACCTGTATAAGATTCTCTAAACATATCTCTAGCCGCATCTTTATCAGCCAATGCTTCTTCTTGTGCGGCAAGCATACGTGTTGCAGTAGCAGGGTCTGTCAATGTTGCGTAACCTTTAGCAATAACTTGTGCATCTAAGTTCGAAGCTGCACCTTTTTGTTGTGCTGTCTTTTCCAACTGAGCCGTAGCAATTGATTGGTTCATGCGAGTTACATCAACAATATCTTGTTCAAATAATTTACCAACACCAGGTATTGCGTTCATGTAACTATAAACACCAGCTTGCAAACCAGTTAATTTATTGTTATCAATTCTTGTCGATAAATCATATAACTGTTGTGCGGCAAGTTTTCTACCTGATGCAGATGCAGCGGCTTCTGAGCTATTTTTTGTAAAAGCTTTATAAGTAATATCAGCAGTTTCATTGAATGTTTTTTGTGCTGGAGAAACTTCTGCAACACCACCCATAACACCTCCTGTACCAACTGCATTAGTAGGTTGTTTACCAGTAGGAGGTTGTAAAAGCAATGAAGATCTTGGCACGTAATAAGTTACACCATTAGCACCAACTACTTTTTCAACTTGACCACCAGCTTGACCAACTGCTTTAGCACTTTCAATTGCTCCAATAGCTTGAGTAGCACCTGGAATTTCTTGTTGCATAAACCCACCACCTTGGCGTGGCACAAGCTCTGTATTTGCAGAAACTTCTGGTGGAGTAGATAGAATCTTGGATTCTTTGTAAAACTCTGATGGAGCAGAAGCGTAACCACGAGTAAGGGGATTGTATTGAGATACAACACCATCTTTCATAGTTGGTAATCCACGTAATACTTGCTGATTAGCATTTAAAACTAAATCACCTTGTACTTTAGGTTGTAAATTCTGAAATGCAGAAGTCAAACTTGGAATCATTGCAGTTGCATTGGGATTAGTAGCTAAACGTCCCAAACGTGTAAATGCAGCGTTCAAATCAACAGGTTGATCTAATATTTGTTGTTGTCTTAAAGCAGCCTCAGGAGATGGCCCATAGTCAGTAGAGGTTCTAGTTGGCTGATTTACAAATGATTTTTGAGTAGCTTGTGATGGAGTCGGAAAGAAGTCTTGTTGAATTCCTTGCAATTCAGACAACAAACCTTGTTGTTGCCTTTGCTTTTGCATATTAGGAATAATGTTTTGAACAGCTTGGTAGCCAGTAGAAATACCACCACCACCAAAGATGCTTCCTAATAAGAACTGATTGAAAGCTTCATCTTTAGCGGCTTTTTGATCTTCTTCTGACAAGCCTTTTAATTGCTCTTTTGGTAATAAAAATTCCATGATAATTCCTTACTTTCCGAACAAACTTGCACCAAAGCTCGAGCCGCTTGAAGAGCTTGTTGCACCAGAGCCACCACCCACATTGAGACCCAATGCTTGGTTGATAAGCTGTTGTTGCTCCAATGGCAGATTGCGTACTGCATCCAGCGTCTGCTGAGAGAAGCCTTGTTGCAACAAACCTTGATCTCGCAATTGATTTGCTTGATTGAATCCAAGATTCTGCAGATTTGTAGCCGCATTAGCCAACTGAGTTCCACCAGAAAGTCTTTGTTGGTTAGCAGTCAAACCAGCTTGTTGGTTAGCCAAATTAGCTTGCAAGAAGTTGTTTGCATTTGTCAAACCCGCTTGTTGGAATAAGTTTGCTTGTTGAGAAGCAACAGCATTTTGTGCAGCCGCATTAGCCAAACCTGCTTGATTAAACGCAGAAGCTCCAAATTGGTTTGCTTGATTCTGATAACCAAGGTTGGCTAAATTCATTGCTTGTTGATTACCAGCATTGAACTGAGCCATTTGGTTGGCGGCATTTGCATTTTGTAAGAAAGCAGTATTAGCCGCACCCGCACCAAACTGATTAGCTTGTTGTTGGTTACTAGCGTTGTATTGAGCCATTGCATTTTGCGCTGCAGCATTTTGTAATGCGGCCTGATTCTGAGCACCTGCACCAAACTGTGCAGCTTGATTTGAAGCAGCCATAGATGCCAAACCAGCTTGCTGAAGATTTCCAGCATTAAACTGAGCCATCTGATTAGCTTGAGATTGATTAGCTAAACCTGCTTGTTGCAAGTTACCAGCATTGTATTGCGCCATTTGGTTTGCTGCAGCTTGATTAGCCAAAGCAGTCTGTTGGGCAAGATTGGTATTAAGTTGACCAGTAGAAACATCAACACCCTGATTAGCCAAAGCAGCACGTAAATTAGCATCTTGATTAGCCAAACCAAACTGTCCTGCAAGTTGCAATGACTGTTGAGTTGTAGCAACGTCTTGTGCTTGATTAAGCTGTTGTGCTTGCATCTGACGAGCCAAATCAGCTTCAGAAGCTTGTTGGGCAGCAGCATAAGCAGCAGCATTTTGTTGGGCAACCAAACGTGCAGCATTTTCACCATAAGCACGATTAGTTTCTGCTTCAGCAACACCTTGACGAGAGCCACCATACGCTTTAGAAGCAGTAGCTTGTGCAGCAGTACGTTGTTGTTCAAGTTGTCTAGAACGCTCTAGATCAGTCAGACTTTGTTCAGTAACAGCCTTAGTATATGGATTCATGTACTGCTGAATATTCTGATTCAAGAATGAAGCAGCACCAACATCACGGATATTAGCTCTGGCTTGTGGAGCAATTGCACCCAGTGCTTCAGAAGTTACGCCAGCACCAGTAACTCCTGTTGCGCCAACATTTTGAATAGAAGATCTAGCAAGTTGGGCAGCAGCGGCTTGTGCAGCAGGACCTGCTGAGACTCCTGCAAATCGTTCAGCGGCTCCAGCTGTTTGTCCACCATAAGTATCAGCCCCATAACCAGTACCTGTTGCTGTTTTGGCTGATCCTGCTCCTGCATAATCAAATCCTTTATAACTTGCTGGGGTAGCAGAACCAGCAGTCGCACCAGTACCAGTTGTAGCCGTATAACCTTGTTGAGCAGCTAAAGATGCAGGATTTACAGTTGCACCACCATAAGCGTTATATGTAGCATTTTGAGGTACATAGTTAGAAGCTTGTTGTATGAGGTTTGCCGCATCTGTTGCATAAAGAGTTGGTGCGCTTAATGGACTTGCATACAAGCGATTTAAATCAAATGCTTGATTTTGGTCAGCATTAAATCCTGCAAATTCACGAGGCTTTAAATTGGCAGCTACATTTTGTGTGCTTTGTAAGTTATTTAAAAAAGCTTCTTTAAATTGTGGATCTAATTGCGATTGCGATGATTGATTAGAACTTGATAAACTCATTTTATATCTCCGTACTCAAGAAAACTCTTGTTTGAACTTGATAAATCTTACTCATAACCTTGTCCCATCCTTTACGACCTGTCATAGTCATGTGAGTGCAACCTTCCATTTTCCCGTGTTTTTCCACGTATGGAAGTATTCTGACAACCTCATCCATATCACCTGCTGCCAAGAATACATTGATGATTTTTCGTTTTGGATAGGTAATAATTTCGGTAACGAGAGCCGTGTTGACACCAGGCCATAATTGCATTTCATCTTTATTGAGGGCCATTGCGACATCCTCAAGACTATGCGTTTCGTTTCCGTATTCTAGCGCATTTAATAATAATTGCTCACTTTGAAGAAAATATGGAACCCACCACTTAGGCTCCCCATTTTCCACAAAACTACTGCAATCTATCATACTGCTGAAGCTGTTAATACACCCACATTACTAACCAAAATCTCATACCTAGTGCCATTTGGACTAGAGATAATCAATCTGTTAGGAGGAGTTATCTTGCGAGAACCAATCTCAACATCCTGATTACGCTTGTAAAGGTTTGCATTGTCAGACTCAATAAGTCTGCGAACATTGGCCTGATCTCTAGGATCATAAGATTGAGTAGGAGTTGGGAGTTTCAACGCAAACCTCCTGGCTTACCATCCAATCTAATAGTCCCAACACGCCAATCAGTATTGACATTGCCTTCAATCTTTACGGCAATCTGTCTACCAGTAATACGTACAGAAGTAGGCGTATTCATGGTGTAAGGACCAAAGTTGTATTCAGTAGCATTTGGGTAAAACTTAGTGCTAAAACGAGCCTTAACGTCACCTAAAGTGTTCTCATCAGGGACTAGACCAGTAATATTCATTACTCTGTCTCCAGTAGCTAATTCAACTGGTCCTGACTCAGCAAATGGGGTAATTGAGTCATATGTAAAGCCAATCTCATGCTCATAGACATAAGAATCAGATGAAACCATCATTGGTTTGCCAAATACACCAGAATCAGTCCCGCAAGTTCTACCAAAAGTACCAATAGCCCAATGGTTTTCACGATAGTTGTAGCTTACATAGGAATCATTCTCAACACTGGCTGAACTAGGATAGAACCACCAAACTTCACCATAGGCTGAGTTATGGACGCAGTAAACCTTAGATGCTTGCTGATAGTTAATATTGTTAAAGATGTAATCTCCAACATCACAAGGCAAAGGCTTAACAAAGCCATCAAACATCCAAAAACCAGACTTAGACATCCAAATACATGAATTGTCAGTAGCCGCTACTGATTGACGGGAAATAACGCCACATCCAGTACCAATACGCTCAAATCCATAGACGTATGGTGGGCCAATGTAAGTTGCTGAATGGACATCTACATCAGTAAACAGAATAGTAGCACCACGTACACGTTTGCCACACATCAGAGAACCCAATGTCGTCAGATCAAAGTCGCCTGCTTGGTTGGTAGCACTAGGTGTCCAAGTAGTATTAACCTCTTGGTCAGACCATTGCACTTTACGTGGGTTTCCACCTGCTCCAAGAGCAAACAAGAATCTTTCCTCTGTTACGACTAAACCAGAGCAAGTTGTTGGTGCATTGGTAATAGCAGCGGCTTTAGTACCAGTATTTAACTGCCACTCCAGAAGCTTTCCATCAGCGTTTGAGCAAGCTACTAGATATTGCCCCCAAGTATCCAAACTCCATGTTGTAGCAGGAGTGTATGAGCCTGTATCTGGTCTAGCAATACCATAGGCAGCAGTACCATAAGCACCATACCCATAGCCTAGTTTGGTATCTGCATCTGCAATGCCAGCAGTAAAAGATGTAGGTGTAATGTCGTAAGCAACACCACCTTCATTCATTGCATAGAGCTTTGAATGAGTACCAATTCCTGTCCAACGAACATTACTGTTATCACGCCAAGCAATCAATCCTCTGGCAGAACCAGTGAGTTGAGTTGACGAGCGTTTACGCCATCCACCAATGGGGCGAATAGTATTCTGATACCAACGTACCAGAGTAGAGCTGTTCCAGCGTCCTTTAGATTGGTACTCAGTACCATTCTTGTAAACACCTGGCGGGATGTTTAATGGGATATACATTTATGCAATGCCCCAGATTCGGATCTGACCTGCACCACCTGTACCACCAGTACCTGCAGAATATCCAGTATCAGCAGAAGATCCACCGCCTCCACCACCACCTGGGAATCCACCTGTACCACCATTACCACCATTAGCAGCGGCTTTACATGAGCCACCACCACCTCCGTTACCCATGCCAGTTACAGAATTTGTTATACCTGCAGTACCATTTCCACCAGCAGTACCACCTGCACCACCACCACCACCTGCATAAGAGTTTGATGTTCCACCAGCACCGCCTGTACCAGTAGCATTACCACTATCCATACCAGTACCGCCACCACCACCAGCAGGTCCATATAGTGAGCCACCCGCATCAGTTCCAGAATTCAAATAGCCAGTACCACCACCGCCTCCACCCCAAATTGCAGTTCCACTACCCCATGCGCCACCAGTTGAAATATTATTTGAAGAAGTTGCTCTTGCTAAACTTGGAGATCCACCAGTACCAGATCCATTGGTAACATCATTAAATCCATTCCCACCAATTCCAGCATTTCCACCACCGCCACCACCGCCAGAACCAGTTACATAAGCAGTTGATCCACCAGCTCCTGCTCCACCACCATAAGCAATAATGTTGTTAAATGATGAATTTCCTCCTGCAGCACCTGCAGCACCACCCGCACCAATTGTTGCAGTTATAGAAGATCCTGATGTTGGTACATCAGTAACAGTTAATACTCTAGCTCCTGCACCACCACCAGCTGGACCATAACGATAGCCACCACTTGTGTTAACAACGCCAGTACCGCCACCACCACCACCGCCAACAGCATCAACCCAAAGTTTTTGATAGCCAGGTGGAATAGTAATAGAACTAGTAGAAGTTACTGTTAAGTTAAACGTATTGATAACAACAGATTTAAATGATGTTCCGTTACAGAGAACTAAACGAACTTCTTTTGGATACATGATAAAGCTTGTCAATCCATCAATAGTTTCTGAACTATTTGGATCTAAAGTTATATTACCAGTACCAGAGTTACCGATATAAACCCACCATCCTGCACCTAGTGTTGTGGCAGCAGTAAATGTTTGAGTAAAAGTACCACTTGTTACATCAATGTAATAGCCATTGTCAGACAAAGCTAAAACAGTATTAGATGTACGTGTAGATGTTGGGATACTAAAGTTTCCACCAATAGGTGAGGCAGAAAAGTTAGTGCCATCAGACTTAAGGAAGTAACCTGCAGCACCTGCGGCAGTTAATCCTGTACCACCATTGGCAATAGGTAGAGTTCCTGTCACACCTGTAGTCAATGGCAAACCAGTAAGGTAAGTTGCCACACCAGAAGTAGGTGTTCCTAGTAAAGGTGTCACCAATGTAGGAGAAGTGTTTAGAACAACAGATCCTGTGCCTGTTTTAGTTCCTACACCAGTACCGCCTTTAGTTACTTTAAGTAAAGGACCAGCATCAAACAAGCCATCAATGGTGTCTAAGTCTGTATTGATCTTAGTACCCCATGTGTCAGTAGATGCACCTACCTCTGGTTTGGTAAGACCTAAGTTTGTGGTTGTTGTATCAGCCATGTTGACCTCTTAATTTACTGTAGTCCAAGTTTCGGATATATCAGATATATCAGTCCAAGTTTCTGAAACATCAGCTTCAGTTTCCCATTTAAGTCTTGCAGATGCAGTCATACTTGATAAAGTAGATGAGTTTGCAGATGTTGTACGTATAGCTTCACCATTGGAAGTTACTATACTTTCTGGAAATATAACAATTATCGTTGAATATACGCTTATTCCATAAGCAGTAATGCTAGAAGTGGACTCAATGTTTGCACTTGCACCAGCACTATAGTTTGCACTTCCTGTTATAGAAGAAGTAGCAGCACTTAAAGCACTTGCTGCTCCTAAATAGATGGCACTAGCACTTACTGAAGAAGTTGCATCAATGTTTGCAGACGCATCTTTAACACCACCTGTTAGTGATGAAAATGCTGCTTCAGAAAGTGCGTTAAAGCCAAACATTATTTAAGATGCCCATTTCCACTTAGCCAAGCAAACAAAGCCACTGTTCCTAGACCAACTACCCAAAAAAACTTTTTAACAATGCTTTCACCAATGCTGATGTAAACATTTTCTATTACTTTTTCAGTTACTTTTTCAACTAGATGTTCTAATTGAGCGTCAGTTAATACGATCTTGTTTTCCATGATTATGGCTCACTAGTTGTAATTGGCGCAACAACATTGATAAAGTCTTCTATTGTCGTACAAGCAGCAATAGCCACCTCTTTAGCAGTACAGTTAACAATAATGGCTGCCCTAGCTGTCACCACATCACTAGGAATAGCTACATCACGCTCTGCCTTGCGAATTACCATCCAATCGGTGCTTGCCAATAATAAGTTGGCATTTGCCTTGTTTTGAGCAATCCATTGTGACTTTAGACCTTTAGTCACGCTTGCATCTTCATTGGTCACATCATCCAAAGCCTTTGGCGTGTTTGTGTAGGTGCGAGTGACAACAGAGTCGTTGACTTCATAATGGGAAAAAGTTACCCAATAAAAGCGTTGATCTTTTTGCTCACCTTCCACCACTTCTAATGCACCTTTCTCTTGAGCAAATGAAGCGTTGGGGCTTGATGTGTCGGGGAAAAGGGTTGTTAAATCACCAACTTTGACGACTGCGTTATTTTCAATGAATGCGTACATATTAAGTCCTATCGTGCAAGGGAGAATTTAAAGGGGTTTGTTGCTAGTGCCATAAAGATGTAAGTCCCACCATTTGCGTTTTCTGTTGCATCTGTGTTTCTAAGTTTAAAACCATTGGATAGCAAATCTATTGCAACAGTTGCACCTGTGGCTTCGGCTTGTGTCGAATTTGAAAACAAGACGCTGTTAGTTACATTGTATGTATTACGAACACTATCCCAAACTATCCAATCACCAGTGGAATCTGTGCGTTTAATCATCACATAAGCAGGACGCATATTTGTAAAGACAAACGGACCATCAGTTGAACCATTGCCCGTATAAGAGCCAAACTTGCTATAACCTGCTACTTCAGCAAAGCAGTAGGCGACATAGGTTACTGTGACAGTATTACTTATTGTATTTATTCCAACAGAAAATACTGAACTTGTTGGAGAAGTTGCGTTCCAAATAGTAGAACTTGAAGCAGAAGCAGCAGTTGTATTTAAAACTAAATTTGAACTATTACCCAATGATGCGTGATAA